AAAAGTATAATAAGAACCAAATCCCAATAATTCCTCATCTAAAAATGCACATTGAGTATATAAATCCAGAGGAGATTTAGTTACTGGAGATCCCGTAAGAATACGTCTGTATTTTGCAAGTTTACCTAACGCTAAAATAGCTTTAGTTCTTTTTGCAGTAGGGGTTTTAATAGTAGTAGATTCATCGACAGCTATTAAAGAATTATGGCAATTAAGAAATCTTGTGGCAAATTCTAGGCCTTTTTTTGTCGAAAAAGCTTCAACATTCATAATAAGGATGTGAAGGTCTAGATCTGGTTTAAATAATTGTTGGTACTCTTTATCCTTTGTTTTAGATGTTAAAGCAGTCCATAGTACTGTTTTATGTTCAATGTGACTAGCTAAATGTTGTGGAATTTCAAGAGAAAACCAGTTTCTATAAACTCCTTTAGGTGCTATAATTAGCGCCCCATTTATTTTACCTTTATCATAAAGCATAGCCATATTATCTACTAAGACTTTTGATTTACCGGTACCCATTTCCATAAAATATGCATACACTAATTTATCCCACGATTTTTCTAACGCAGATAATTGATGAGCGTATGGCTCTGTTTTAAATTTATACATCATAATTTTTTTCTACTTTCTAGTTGACAACTATATAAACACTATTATATAAGATGTCAAGAAGTAAGAAATGAAAAATAAAATATTTGAATTATATAAACCAGATTCTTTAGCAAGCTTTTTAGAGTTTCATAAAAGCAACCCTAACGAGAAATTTGTTTATGTGATTCAACAACCAGCGCCTAACATAAATATATTAAGTGCGTCTGATTATGGTTATCTTGTAATTTGTTTACCCAACAGGGACCAAGCAATTTTTTCTACTGCTCCTTATGTGCAGAAGATGAAAAAAAATTTACAAGACTTTCGCAAGGAAGATTATTTGCTTGCTGTAGGAGATCCTGTTATAATAGGAATTTCAACTGCAGCTGTAAGTGAAGTAACAAACGGACAGTTTAATATGTTGAAGTGGGACAAACGTGAATATAGATACTACCCATTAGAAGTGGATATGTATCAGAAAGGATAAAAATGAGTAACGTAAAAGTAAAAGTCTTTACAGGAAGTGGTAGTTTTAATGTAAGAGACGAAATGTTAAAAGATTCAAAAGATCTTTTAGACAATGTAGAAGTAACTACTGTTGCACAGGAATGTGTAAAATTAAAAAACAAAGAAGATGAGATTGCTAATTTAGAAGAGCAACTCAAATCTAAAAAAGCGGAAGCTGATGACATCAGCTCTCGTGTAATTCCCGAATTATTAGCAGAACAAGGATTATCAGAAATTAAATTAGCTGATGGATCTAAAGTTACTGTTAAAAAAGAATTTAGATGCACTCTTCCGAAAGATGAAGATAGAAGAGTCGCAGCCTATAAATGGCTTCGTGACCAAGGGTTAGGAGATATTATTAAAAACAATGTCTTTGTTACTTTTGGAAAGGGAGAAGACGACAAGGCGAAGCAATTGCTGGACCTTGCGGCGGAGAATGGGTTTGAACCACAACAGAAATCTGATGTGGCTTGGGCTACATTAACTGCCCTATTCAGGGAGCGTATCGAGTCCGGGCTCGATATGCCTTCTGATGTCTTTAGTACTTGGATTAAAGACAAAACTAAAATAACCCGGAAATAACTAATGGAGAATGTATAATGGCTAATGAAATAAAAGCTAAAGCAAGCGGCTCTCTGGCATTGTTCGGAGATGACGCATCCAAAGGTTTTGAAAATATGACGCAGGACGATCTTGCGTTACCATTTGTCAGAATCTTGGGACAACTATCACCGCAGGTAACTGATGGTGATGCAAAGTATATAGAGGGTGCCAAACCTGGTATGATCTATAATACTGTTACCAGCGAGTTATACGATGGTAAAAAAGGTATCAAGGTTATTCCTTGTTACTACAAGAAAGATTATCCAGAATGGTCGGATAGAGGGGATGGTCCTGGTGCTCCAGTGGCTGTTCATATGCCGAACAGTCCGGTAATCGCAACAGGTAAGAGAGAGGGATCAAAGATTAGATTACCTAATGGTAATTATCTTGAGGAGACTGCTTCTTACTATATTATGGTGGAAACTAAAGGTGGAGGATTTACTCCAGCTTTAATTACAATGAAGTCTACCCAACTTAATGTTAGCAAAAAATGGAATTCTATGATGAAAACCATTCAAATTGCTGATGGTAAAGGTGGATTTGCAATTCCTCCAATGCACGGTGTTGTTTATAATCTAGCATCTACGCTACAAAAGAACGATAAAGGTTCTTGGTACGGTTGGGTTGTAACACAGGACAGAATTTTAGGACAAGAGGATAAGGCTTTGTATTTAAGTGCAAAAAGCTTTTCCGGAAATGTTTCTAAAGGGAGCGTTCAAACAAAAGCTGATGTAGAAGAGAAAGTAAGTGACGCAACTCCTTACTAAATAAATATAAGGGCGGAGGCAACTTCGCCCTTTACAAAGAATTGAGAAATGATAATGGATAAATTCAAATCAATATTTTCAGGATTAGAAATCGCTTATGGACAATACCAACCCGGGGAGCGAGGAGAGAACGGAAAACAAAAAGGTAAGGCTTTTATTGTTAGAGGGGACGTTACCGATTCTTTATGGAGCGACCACCTTAAAGGCAAAGGCCCAGCGCTCGGTATCATCCCTATTACTGAAGACAATAGTTGTCGTTGGGGGTGTATTGATATTGATGAATATAACTTTGACCATCTTAGCCTCATACAAAGTATTAGAAAACTTAATCTCCCATTAATAGTCTGCCGATCTAAATCTGGTGGAGCACACGTATTTTTATTTACTAAAGAAAATATTCCTGCATCTTTGATGCAATCCAAATTAAAACAAATGGCAATCATACTTGGGTATGAAGGCTCAGAAATTTTTCCAAAACAAACAGAAATTCTAGTGGAACGTGGGGACACTGGGAACTTTTTAAACTTACCCTACTATAATGAAATGAAAGGACTGCGTTATGCTATCAACGATAATGGCGCCGGTTGTACACTTGAGGAATTTTATAAGCTCTATGATCTTTATGCGTGCAAACGGGAAGAAGTTGAAAAAATTAAAACGGAAGAAAAAAAAATAGAAGAAGCATTTCCTGGTGGTCCTCCTTGTTTAAACAAATTGGCAGCAATTGGTTTTGGGGAGGGCTCACGGAATAATGCATTATTTAATATCGCAGTTTATTATAAACAATCTAAACCAGATTCTTGGGAAGATGAAATTGTAAAAGCAAATCATCAATATATGGAACCACCCTTGAGTAATAATGAGGTTCAACAATTAATTAAATCAGTAAATCGAAAAGGTTATGACAAGTATAGATGTAAAGACGCACCTATTAACGCGGTCTGTCAAGCGAGTTTATGTAGAACAAAAAGATTTGGTGTAGGATTTGGTGAAGAAGAAATGCCAATCCTTGGAAGTCTTACCAAATATTCTTCAACGCCACCTCAATGGTTTTTAGATGTAGGTGAAGCGCGGATCGAATTAAAAACAGAACAACTTTACAGTCCAAACTTATTTGCGTTAGCGTGTTTGGATCAAGCAAACTTAGTAGTACCAATTCCAAAACCAAAAGATTGGAAACAACATTTTTTAAAACCAATGATGCAAGACTTACAAGAAGTGGAGCCTTTAGAATCTTTGAATCCAGAAAATGAAATAACAGGACTTTTACAAGACTGGACAACTAATAGACAATCAGCAAGAACGATGGATGATATATTTAATAAACTTCCCTACACTGATGACAAAAGAGAATTTACTTATTTTAGAATGGAAGATTTTTATAATTTTTGCAAAAGAAATCATTGGGAAAAAGATAAAACTTATACCGGAAACTTATTAAAAAGAATTGAAGTGTTTGTTTGTGAAGAAAGAGTAAGAATTAAAAAGCAACAACCCAGACTGATTAAAATTAAAACAATGAAACAAACGGATGCCTCTGTTTCTAAAATTCCATATCAAGAAGAGAATTTTTAATGTGGGATTATGACGTAGGAGAAAATTGGCATTTAAGATTTAGATTAAAGATAGAAGAATTACATAAAGAGAACGAAGAACTTAAACTTAAAAACAGAATACTTAGACGTAAAATAAAAAAATATGAAAACAATAATATTAGGACCGCCTGGAACAGGAAAGACAACCACCTTGTTAAACCTAGTGGATCAATTTATACAACAAGGAATAAGGCCTAAACAAATAGGTTACTTTTCTTTTACAAAGAAGGCTGCAACCGAAGCAGCGAACAGAGCTGCGGAAAAATTTGGACTGGATGTAGATAATGATCTAGCATTTTTTAGAACTCTTCACTCTTACGCATTCAATCAATTAGGAATGACTAAAGAAAAGATGATGGGCCCAGATGACTATAAGGAGTTTGGAGAAAAATGTGGCATCCCTATTAAGACTGCAAAGTTTTCTGAGAGTGATGGTACTTTTAATTCTGATAATGAATATCTAACCATTATTAATACAGCAGCAGTAAAGAGAATGGATCTTTTAGAATACTATGATTCAAGACAAAATATTCTAGATATAGAAAGAAATACTTTGTTTCTTTTAGCGGAGGAACTTAAAAGATTTAAAAAAGAAAAA